CTCCTCATTGGGCCAAGCCCAAGCCTCACTAGCTACGCTAGCGAGGTCCACCGAAGTTTGATGCTAAGCGACTTCGGACGCCCGGAACGCTCCAGGTGTGTCGTGTCAGGGTTTTCACCCTGGGTTAAACACTTCACAAGAGCAGGCCAATCGTCTATACCATTCTTAGGTATAGTCGAGGAAGGTACCCAAGCCTTAACTTCAGGCCGCTGGTACTCTCCTCTCACCTTCGAGGGATAACCCTCGAGGGGGAGGTGAGAATGTCTGCCCAGACCTGGCGAGGTCGGTGACAACAGTGGGAATACACCGAGCAAGCGCTCGATCCTGCTGTCTAGCCATTGGCATGTGGCCCAGAGACCAGCAAAGTAACACTGGTTTCTAAAAGAGACCATGGCCACGACCTCACTTGCGTCGCGACGTGACGAGGGGATAACCTGACGAAGCCGACAAACGCTAACGTCGACTCCATCATAGTAATCCTTCCCGCAAGACTCTCTGAATGAACCATTGTAGAAAGTCTTGTCGTCATTGACCTTGAAACCAAAAAGTTCAAGATCGGCGATCACATCGCGCACTATAGCTACAGGGACAATTAAATCATCCCCGTAGGCACGCGTTGATGCAAGAGCTCGTGTTTTGAGATCTTGCACCGAAGCGGTGGGGTGGGTCTTTCGCAGCCGATTAAAGACTATAGCAAGGAACACCATAGTCTCAACCGGGAACGTAAGAGCCGAGCCCATCGACGCGAACTTGGCAAGGCGCAAAACGCCAAAGCCAGGCACATCAGCTGAACGACTCCTGCAAGCATCCAAGACCTCGTGAAAATCAGGCCAAGGAGCAAACAGGAAACGCACAAGCTGATTCGAGACGCGATCACTAGCTTCTGAAAGATCAATCGTGGCAAGCCTGTTACTGATTGATCCCTCACGGGCCATACGCTGGTTAGGCGTTTGGTCCTGAAGCGTGACATACTTGGATATGAATTCATCTTCTTTCCAAGAATCGAGTATAGCGCGAAGAACCGACTGCTGTGCATACTGCATTTTAGTCGGCTCTATAGCGATTATACGAGGCGTCTTGAGCGTTTTAGGAACAGAAATAACCCTAACGGGTTGCTCTGCTCCAGGTGAAAGGATGTCAATGCCCTGTAACTGGGCATAATACTTCCAGTTGGGGATAATGAACTCTCCAGCCGGTAGTATTCTTTCAAGCCGGGCGTTCCAGCTAGACTGTTGAAACTTCTGGTTACCAACCAGATTGTCTGCTGTAGCTCCCGGTCCATGCTTGGGCATGAAACGATCGTACCGTCCATTTCGCAAATCGCGATTAAGTCGGTCGATTGAATCGCCAAAAAGCATGGCGAAAGAACTGCGGAGATGTAGAAGCTCCCTTTCGGGAGCCCCTCCATCGGCCGCTTTGACATCTCTTTCAGTCTGCACATATCCAGACATCGCTTTCTCGAATCGTTCTTTCGAACATTCGAGCTCGATCTTCTCGAAGACAAAACAAAGCTGTCTAACAGAATAAATCGAGTTGATGTCCGGGTCTGGCAGCACCACACCACTAGGGTCGAATACACGACGAAGGAAACCTTGTAAAAATACAGGGAGACCTCCTGAACGCCGGAAACCGGCAAACAGGCTGGAGTCGACCTTGCCTAGGTCAAGACTTTTTTGGAAGTCCTTTCCAAAGCGAGGTAGGGTAATCGTGAGAAACGACAACCCCTCGTGTTCGTACCGATCCGTGAATGTCTTTATATCACGGTCCGTGCTAGTGCAGCATCTGTTGCCCAAATCATTGAGCAACACTTTCCAGAGCAACGTAAGGCTTTTCATAGTCCCCATTTCTAACGAAGTGGTAAGGCTATCCATAGCCAAGCAGCGCTCTTAGGACAGAAACTATGCGACCCTAAACGAAGTCGCCACGCTCCCGCTTAATTCTCGTTTCCGAGAATCTTCGTGATGAGCGCGCCAGAAGAGGCGGTAATCTGGGCCAGAAACCCATCAATCACCTGCTTCTGCTCGGTCACCGTGTATCCTACCGGTGGGACATCGAACACCACGTAAGCACTCATAGAGTACTTCGCATTGATCGATGTCTGGAACGGGTCAGCCGCAACCTTGTTGTGGTTGATCCGTAGCATGTGCCGGTTTCGCTTTCCCTTCTGATGGGAAACGATCTCCGACACAAGCCCATCGGCCGACTCGAACTGACCCGACGTAAGCGTCGAACCAGTGCGAGGCAGCGCGATGGCCACCGCGTTAATAGTAACTGTCTGATCTGCGAGTGCCATTTGGCATTGCTCCTATTGGTGTAGAATCAGTACGCCATTGTCTGATTCAGGTTGAAGGTAACTTTGCATTAGTGCAAAACTTTCTTCCAATCAGAATCGAGTGATTCCAATTGCGGCCAGGATCGCTTTCTGGTAGTCTGAAAGGCTACCATAAGTGAGCCCGAAGCCATACGGTGTCGCCCGAATCCTCCGCTTCTTGTGGACTTTTATGCCCATATCAGGACAGCGTTGGGTCGGCGTCGTGTAGGGGTTGAATGAACTACCCTCTACCGGCGAGACTATATAAGTGGATTTAGTTTCTTCCATCATATAGCCGTATTGCAACACGACAGCATCGTCTTGCCACTTGGCAACATTGGTAATCAAGTCACCAAGATTTAATTGCCAGTCGAGCAGCCAGGACCACGGGATAAGGTTATAGACAGTGTCTATATCCAAACCCACGCCATAGTCCCACCGCAGTTTATCCGCGGCGGCACGCAAGCGTGACACGGGTTCCATATCAGGGGGCATATGAACTACGTATGCTCCTGAGAACCAAGCCTTTCGTTCAGTATGAACTGTAAACTCAGGCTCATATATCGGACGGCGGAAGTCTCCATAGTTGATGAAGAACCCCTCATTAGACCAATTAAACTGGCTATCAAAGCCAAATTGATTGGCCCCAGCGCGTCCTAGTGTCGTGTAAAAGTTGTTATCAGGAAAACGGTATCTGCGCCTAATCAACTTACCAGAATTGGTAAGAAGATTATCCAAGGTAGAAATACCCTTGGATTGCATGCGCACAAAGTCCTTCAGATCACTTACAAAGGGCTGAAGCCCAAAAGTGTTCTCAAGGAAGATGTCGGATCCCTCCTTCGCAGAGGTCTTTCCGGCACTAGCAGCCTTATCTTGATATCTTTTTAAGATACCTTCAAGGCGGCTCTTTGATAACTTCGCGGCGAAAGGGATTCCATCCCTTCGAAGTTCTACCAAGAAGTTAGTAACGTTAACAGGACTAATATCAGGCCGGGTTTTCGCAATGGCTGTTGTGCCATAAGCGATAAGCTCATCATCCGTGGATGATAAGGCTGGGAACTTTGATGCAATATGATTCACATCAGAGTCCTTGGTAATATAACCCCATCCTTCAAAAGCAGTTCCATAGGAACTATGAATGGATGGAACCATATTACCGTACCCCTCCCAGATTCGATCATACCAATCTGAGTAGCGGCTCGAATAGATAATTCGATCCACAATAGGGGTCCAGCGGGTGGTCATGAAAGGCCCACCCAAATCTGGCCTAATACCCTTAGGACTGCTACCTTTAGTGGCAGCAAACATAGGATGTCCTTCTGACTCAGTAATCTGAGCGTCACAGAGTTCGGGACCGTCAACCCTGATTTCATCAGGGTCTCTGTCTCCGTCCCAATCGTACCAGGTCCTAATCCAAAATGGACTCCATCCCGTAGGGATGATACGCTTACGCACCTTACGGTGCGCGACGTATGGATCTTCGTCGATTCGTGACATAACAACACCTCGTATGGAAAGTTCAGTGACGTCGTTGTCACTGAAGTTCTGCACTGCAAAGAGCCAGGCAAGCCCTCGG